GCATACTAATTTAAAGCAATTTTTTTTAAATTATTTGATAAACAATAAAGGGAGGGGCGGGTTAAAATGTTATTCGTAAAAAAATTACCAAACCACAGCCCCCTAAAATTTTTCCTCACGGAAGTTTTTGAAACAAAACCAAATGGATGAATGATTAATTTAAAGTGAATATTTACTTTTGCATATGTTAAATTATCCAACCAAAGAGCATATAAAGTACTACTTTTCTGAGAGAGACAAAGTTTTACAGCAAAAATTTTACAAAGCGGTTTTATTTCAAATTTTCAGCCAGTATTTTGATTTGGTAATGAGGAAATATGATATTTTTCCAGGCATTCAATATTATGATGATTTAAAGCAAGATTTACAAATTCATGCTTATAATAATTTAAGCAAAATTGGAAATGCAAACGACAGCAATGCTTTTCTAATAACAATAAGTAAGAACGTTATTATTAATTTTTTATCAATCAATGCCAAACGACAAATTTTACCAATCGAAAGCATGGAGGAATTTGAGGGCTTATAAATTAAGCCTAAACCCATTATGTGAAAATGAAAATTGTAAAAATGTCGCCACTGAAGTGCATCATATAAAGGAAAGGAAAGATTTTCCAGAATTACAACTGGAAATTAATAACCTACAGTCACTTTGTAAACCATGTCACAGCACTCATACTGCAGGGCAAATGAATAAAAAAAAAGGTTGGAAGCCGTATAAATTAAAATATGAATGAGATGCAGGAATTAACTATTATTTTGCAAATTATTGGAGCTCTTGGAGGTCCTACTGCTTTGATTGCAGTTGCCTTAATTCAGGCAAGAAGTAAACGACTCGAAAAAAGTTATGAGGAAAAAATGAAGCAAAGAGATGCGGACCAGCTCATAACTATAAAAAATGAATTTGCGAGTTTTGAGAAAAAGCAAAATACTCGAAATGATATCATGCTCGATAGAATTGAAAATACTGAAAAATTAATTGAGGAAGTTCGTGATATCGCTTTGGATAGTCAAAAAAAAATGCATTCTCACGAAAGTGAAGACGTAAATAAAAACTTACTTATTTCGACTATTCAAAGAAAGGCTAACCAGATTGTAAACAATTCATTGCATCACAATTCATATGACATATTTAAAAGCGCTCTGCTAAAATGGTCTGATGAAATTAAGGAATATGCCTTGTTTTTTTATAAAAATGAAAACAGGCATAAGGATAAGGATACTTTCTCGGAGGAATTGCGAGGTAATATTCAAAAACATATTAATATTTTAAATAATTTTCTTGACGCCAATTTTCTTGAATATAAAATGTTGGGTGACAAAAGAGTGAGATTTTCAGTTTTTTTGGAAGAAAATAAAGTTCATAGACGAACATATGCATTAACTGAAAGACTTATTGATAATAACCTGGACAATGAAAATTTAAGAATATTATTTTCTAAATATATCAACGATTTTTTCAAACTATTTTTAAGTGCAATGGATGCATGGCACTTACTTGATAATTATAGTAATAAGGTTGCATGATTTCTGATATTCCAAAGATAGAATTTAATAATAACACTGTTGAAATTACAGGGCGTGCGATTCCTGAGTTTGCTGCAATGGCTTGGAATCCTATACTCAATGAGATAAGGAAATTTATAAATTTATTGACTCATAAAAAGCTAAAGGATAGGTTTATAATCATTGATTTCAAACTAGATTATTTTAACTCTGCATCTAATCCAGCCATTAATAAATTGTTTGACATGCTAACTGAGAATGCTCACAGGTGCAAACCAACTGTAAATTGGTTTTATTTCGAAGCCGATGAAAAAACAATGGAAAACGGTGAAATTTACAAAGAAAGAAATACAAAAGTGACAATAAATCTTGTCATAAGGGATGATTAATTGCACGCGAAATACACGCGAAAGAAATAAAAAAGGAGGTTTCAAATTTACTGAAACCTCCTTTTTTACTATGTCGGGGTGAGAAGACTCGAACTTCCGACCCCTTGCACCCCATGCAAGTGTTTTTATTTTTGCTAAAATAACTTAAAATCACTGTATTTGCTAGTATTACTAATATTTAGGAAAAATATTCTAAAAATATTTACGTGTATTTACGTTATATTTTGTATGTTTATGTAATTTTTACACGCGAAATACACGCGAATATGACTACACTAAAACCAGTTATAAGGCTTGGAGAAAAGAATTCTCAGGACAAATTTAATATAAAAATCAGAGTTGGACATCAAGCTAAGACTAGATATATATCAACTGATTTTTGGCTTTTTAAAGACCAGTTTATCAATAAAAAGGGAATTGTTAATATCAAAACTCACCCTAATGCAGCTTATCTTAATATTGAACTTTCAAACATTATAATTTCGTATGAGCGAAAAATGCTTGATATTGACCCAGATATAAATATCAATGATTTGGTTAAATTATTGAAGGGACCTGACAAAAGCAAGGAACCTGATTTTTTTGTCTATGTAAATGAATTGATTAAAAAGTTACGAAGCATTAATAAAAAAACATCTGCAGACTTGTATTATTTTACGTTGGTTACTATTAAGAAATTTACCGGTTCTGATTCGCTTTTATTTAAAAATATTGACTATAAATGGTTGTCTGATTTTGAGCATTATTTGCGACTGGGAGGGTTGAAAACAAATAGTATAAGTGTTTATCTTAGAAATATCAGAACTGCTTTCAATAAGGCCATAAACGATGAAATAATCGGATTAGAATTGTATCCTTTCAGGAGGTTTAAAATTAAAAGCGAAAAAACAAGGAAACGTAATTTGTTAATTAACCAAATTAGTACTTTAAAATTGGTGAAACTTGATAATAATGAGGAATATGCCAGAGACATATTTATGCTATCGTTTTATTTGATTGGAATTAATCCGATTGATTTATACGACTTAAATAAAACTGATATAGTAAATAAGCGACTGGTTTACAGGCGTGCTAAAACAAATCGTATTTATGATATTGCTTTATTGCCTGAGGCTTTAAAAATTATTAATAAATATCCAGGCCAAAACAAACTTCTTAAATGCGCTGATATCTATTCAGATGTGTATAATTTCAGGAAAAGTACAAACAAATTTTTAAAACGAATTGCTGCTAATTTGGACCTTGATACAAAAATAACCCTGTATTATGCCCGCCACAGTTGGGCGACAATTGCCGGCAAACTAGATATACCCAAAGACACTATTTCGCATGCCCTGGGACATGGCAACGACACCGTGACTGATGTTTATATTGATTTTGACCTTGATAAAGTGGACCAGGCAAATAGGAAGGTTCGTGATGCCATTAAATAACATCATATTCCTTAGCCATTTTCATGCATTCATCCAATCCTATTTTGTCATTGTGCCAAACTATATTTTTGTTTTTATCTACAATTAGTACTGCAGTGAAATTGCCTTTTTTCTCTTTTTCTTTGAGTAATGAAAATGCAGCCTCAAAAGTATCGCAATCATGGGTACCTTTTCCTCCAGGACTACTGTAAAATAATGTGAAATCCTGCATTATAATTCTGAATCTTTTTTTGTTTCCATTGTATAATACGTGTATTCATCATCATTTTTAAACCATTTATAATTTACTCTTTTAAATCTCAATTGAGTAAGTATTTCATTTAACGAATTTTGCATTTCTTGCTTGTTTTTATTATTTGCAAAAATACCTCCAATAAATTCTAAGGTAGTATAACCAATTCCCTTAGCATTAACAGTAATGTTATTTTCCCAAAGTTTTTTACTTACAACATCTCCATAATTTTTTCTCATTTTTGGATATTCAATTTTTTGCAAATTGACAAGTTTTGTTTTAAGTGTTTTTGTTAATTTAACTATTTCCGGATCTTTATTTGATTCGTTATCAGTTATTAATTTTGCCCAAGTTGTAAATAACATTGCTTCAACCTGGATTACGCTAATTTCGTTTCTATATATTTTGCCATCAAAATTGCTTATTCCTTCAATTTCTTTGGTTAATTGTTCTTTTAAATTATTAATTTCTTCCTTTTGTTTTTCTTCTTTTGTTATAGTAATCAGACTATCAATTTCGGCTATTTTTGATTGCGCCTTATTATAAGTTGAATCAGAATTTTTTACCCTTTTTAAATAAACCAAAGCCTGCTCATAATTTTTATTATTCAATTCGTTTATTCCATTTTCATAATCTGATGAACAGGATATAAAGAAAATAATAATAGCAAAAACTGTTATTAAAGAATAGAATAGTTGTTTCATGATTGGAAGTTTTAATTATTAAGTTTTAATTTTAGTAATTGTATTTGGTCAATTAGTGAGTTTATTATGGTATCTTTCCTTTCAATTTCTTTTTGAAGACTTGTAATATTATCTTCTCCATATTTTGCATGAGGTTCATTAGCAATAGAATAATCTCTCTGATATTCCATATACATATTTCCAATGCCAAGAATTAGCCAGTTCAGATTAATATTATATCTTGTACCGAGAAATTCGATAATCTCAAAAGGTATTTGTTTTTTTTCATTTTCTATATCACTAATACCCTGTTGATTAGTATTCAATATTATAGCAAAGTCTTCTTGCTTATATTTTAACGTTTTTCTTATTATTTTAAATCTCTCATTCACAGCAATTTATAATTTAATCAATAATTAAATACCGAAATAATTTGTTTGTACCGAAATAATTTGTATTTTTGATGAATAAAAATTACTTATTATGTCAATTTATAATGATTATCACAGTTTGGGAAAGCATGAAAAAAAGGCCTTTCAAAATGAAATTCTTGAAAAGCTGGATATAAAAATTTATACTTTCTGGAATTGGATAATGCGCGATACTGTTCCTAAAAAATATCAGGAACGTTATGATAAAATACTGAAAGACAGTAATTTTCATAAAAAATAATTAAAAATGCCTGCCTAGTAAGTTTTAGCGGACTCGTATAGGCAAGCACTAAAGTTAAACAAGGATTATAGGCTTAATGCCCATAAACCGCTATTTAATTCTACAAAGTTATGGCAAATGTCAGACAAAAACAAGGGGTGACACAAATTTTTAGCGAGAATGATTCCAAAGCGTATAAATCTCTCACTCAGCAATTAAAAAAAGAACTCAAGGATTTATTTTTAGAAGAATCATTATTAAAAGTTAATGAACGGACTCTTATCCGATGGTTCAACTATCCCTTATCAGCTCCTAAAAAACATCACGAAAAAATGCACGACTGCCTTATTCGGATAGTAAAAAGACAGGTGAAATTGATTGAGCTTGATATAGCCACTTTTAAAACCAGCATTAAAGCCTCTGAATCAAAGAAAAAAGCTTTAAACGAATTTCTTAAACTTAACAATGTAGCCTAATGAAAAAGATTCAAGTAATTCCATACGACAGGCGTACAGAGGTTCGCATTGAAAAACATATTGATATCAGTGCCACTGATATACAGGACTATTTAAAAGAGCGCTTTATTAAGGCAAATATCACTACCAGTGAAAGCCCTCAATTATTTATTTATAAGATAAATACCCGTTTATTAAAAAAAGATGCGGTAAAACTTGCTATTAAACTACACGAAATTGCAGGGCTTGACTATGAGGTTACACAAAGACAAAAACCTATGCCAAAGCCAAAAAAACAAGGTGGTAATCCAAATATTATAACCGGCTTTGAAGGGAATTTAATCACTGAATTTAATTACCTGCACTAATGGAACTATCATACAGCGAAATACAAAGCATGTTAAACCAGGCTGCATTGAACGGAGCCAAGCAGGCAATCATTGAATTGGGGCTGGTTAAATCAACTTACACACGTGCAGAAATTGAACGGTTATACGGGCGCTCCATTTTTTTGAGTTCTCGACAATATGTGAAATGGACCAAAAAAGGCGACTATAAAACAAGTCCGGTGATTTGTCAGCGTGTGGAGTTTGATAACTGGATACGTAAACACAATGATGAATTAAAGATAAACAGGAGAAAAGGGGCTGATTTATAGCTAAGAACAGTAGGGGTACTTTCCATTAGTCCTTTTTCTCCTTTAAAAATGAAATTATGAAAACTTGTAGTAGATGTGGATTTGTAGGCGACAGCTCTTTATTTATAAAAAACGGAAATATATGTAAAATTTGTAACAGAGGCTATATGAAACAATATTATGCAGAACAAAACAAAGCCGTTTCAACATACAACTTTAATCTTGCCAAGCGAGATGCAGCACTTATCCCGCTAACACCATACGCCAAATTTATGAGCGTGCTGAATGGTTATGATTTATATCATAATCGTAAAAAAATAGATAAGTGGGAGGCCTGGTATATATGCAAAGATGCCGGTAAAATAATGGCAGGTTTAACCCGCATTCAATGTGTTAAGCGATGAGGTTACTCAGCGTTAACAGCCTGCGATTTATGGAGCAGGAAAACAAGCGAATTGAGGCTTATATACATGTACGTAACTCAATTAAGAGCTGTTTTAAACAAAGCCATTTGAAAGGAGCAAACAGAATGGTTTCAAATTACGAAAAACGCTATGGTAACGCAAACGACCTTAAAACGTTGGTAAGGATTACGGCTTTAAAGATTGGATTCACTAAAAACTGATTATATGTGTACTTGTAAAATTTGCGGAAAAGAAACCCGAAAAGGGCGACAAACATGCATTGGCTGCACGCATACTATTGAAGTGGCCAGTAAACAGGACAAGGCATCAAAAAGCAGTCAGCGCATTGCCCTTGACCATTTACAAAAAAACAGTGGTTTAGCCATCATTTCATTTTCATCATTCAAAAAGAAACGTACAGCACAGCATGAAGGTTGAAAGCGAAATATTGATTGAATCTTTGATTGTTGACCGGTTACCTGTAAACAACGAAGTACTTCAACTGGTTTTTTTCCTGATGTCGGGGGGAATTGTTCCCCCGATACATGTGCAAAAAGTGAATGATGGATGGAGGGTAAGGGATGGACGGCACCGGGTAGCAGCTTATAAACTGCTTGGATTAAAGACAATCAATGCAAAACATGCAGTAATAATTAATCAAAATTGAATATATGGTAGAAAATTTTGAATTTGAAAAGAGTGATTATTTCGAAATGGATGATAAATCCAGGCTGGAAAGTTTACGCAACCATTGTGAAAAACAAATACCTGGTTACACCTATTCGAAACCACTTACCCGAGCTGAAATAGAGCAAAAAACAACGAACTAAACCAGGCACTGCAGGAAATTGCACGGCTTAAAGAAGAAAGAAAAGAGCTGAATCAGTTGATTAAAGCGCAGACTGATATTGTGAATGAAAACAACGAGCAGGTTATTCAAAAGATAATACAGGTAACAGAACCGGTATTTGAAGTGGTAAACCTTGGCACTGGCTACCTCGAAAAAATAAACACCGAGGGTTGTATTATTGAAAAAATCAGAATCAAAAGCGGCACCACAGTAAATTTATTTAATGTCGCTAAGAATAATGAAAAGGAGGCAATGTAAATGGAAAATGCACAAATTATTGAACTGGCAAAAGCTGCCAAAGATGGTAAAATTGAGGTAATCTACAGGGAGGGTAAAGCTGAGGAAATTTTGGCACCTGTAAAGCCATTAGAAAAGAAACAACTTGTTTTAATTGGCAACTCAGGTACGGTACTTGAATTTTTAAGAAAAAGGGCTCATTTATTTAAGCCAGATTCATGCAATATTGAGGTTATTACTGATGATAATCAAATCATTTTTCAAGGTAATGAAAGTCAGGAGAATAACGATTTTATTACTATTGTTAAAAGTTTTCTGACCACAACAAAAGATTTACAGGGCCTTGACATCAATGAAGACAATTATTATGCTCCGCTTGACTTGTCAAGATACCTTAGAAAAAGAAAGAATCTTTTTACTGACAGTGAGGAATTTAAACTAGTGTTTACGGCACTAAGTACTTTCCAGGCAGAGGTAAACAGGCAGATTGAAAAAGCAGACGACCGCACCGGGAATGCATCAAATGTCATCAAGCAAACTGTTGTTTCAAACCTTCCTAAAAAGTTTAGTTTATCTGTTAAACCTTTTCAGAATGTTGATAGATATATCACTATTGAAATTGAAATAGATGTGAATCCCAATTCACTTGACTGCACATTGCTCAGTTTTGATATTGATGAAAAAATTGATTTACTGAGAAAGGAAATTATTGAAAAAGAGCTTGAAAGTGAAATTTCGGAAGGCACTAAGTTAAGAGACTTTTGTGTTGTTTTTTATTCATAATTGATTAGTTGCGGAGGGTTACGGCCCTCCTTAAATACATATATCATGAAAACATTACAAGAAAAAATAGATAAATTTTTTAAAAATGGTGAAATAGGTATAAAATTATGGAATAGGTATGTAAGTAGGAATTCCAATTTCATGGATTCCAATTTCATGGATTCCAATTTCATGGATGCCAATTTCAGGAATGCCAATTTCAGGAATGCCGATTTCAGGAATGCCGATTTCAGGAATGCCGATTTCAGGAATGCCAATTTCAGGAATGCCAATTTCATGGATGCCAATTTCAGGAATGCCAATTTCAGGAATGCCAATTTCAGGAATGCCGATTTCAGGAATGCCGATTTCAGGAATGCCGATTTCATGGATGCCAATTTCAGGAATGCCAATTTCAGGAATGCCAATTTCAGGAATGCCGATTTCAGGAATGCCGATTTCATGGATTCCAATTTCATGGATTCCAATTTCATGGATGCCTATTTCAGGAATGCCAATTTCAGGAATGCCTATTTCAGGAATGCCGATTTCAGGAATGCCAATTTCATGGATGCCAATTTCAGGAATGCCGATTTCAGGAATGCCAATTTCATGGATGCCGATTTCAGGAATGCCGATTTCATGAATTCCAATTTCAGTGATGCCAATTTAAATTTTAAAATAAATGAACTTACAACTGGTTTAATGTTGGCTTGTCCAGAGCAGGGAAGTTACATTGCATGGAAAGAAGCATCAGGGTTTATTTTGAAATTATTGATTACTGAAAATGCAAAAAGATTATCAGCAACATCATTAAAATGCAGAGCCAGTGAGGTCGTTACTTTATCAATTGAAAATAAAGACGGCACAATGACTGGTTTGACAGAGATTGCATCAAGTAGAGATTCAAATTTTATTTATAAGATAGGCGAAACTATTTCTGTGGATGATTTTCATAATAATAGATGGAATAAATGTTCCACTGGAATTCATCATTTTTTGAGTAGAAAATTAGCTGAAAATTGGAGATAAAATGAACCATTTTACAACCAGCACAGGAGAGCGTATAAGTAAGGCGCAAATAGACCGAAACATAAGAAAAGCAAAAGAGCTGGTTTTGAATGAGCAGCTTGAAAAATTTGGTTATAATTTTTGCAGTAAATGTCATGAAAATAACGGGTTACCGCTTGACTGTGCACACATTGAAAGTGTAGACAGTTGCCAAAAAAACGGGTATTGTGAAAAAGCATGGGACCCTGACAATATTAGAATACTGTGTAGGAAATGCCATCAGGAATATGATGGGTTGGATCTTAAATTTTTAACAAATAAATGAATATATGCACGCAGATATAGCAGGAGCATTGATGCAAATTAACAAAAGTTATAAAGCTTTTGAACATAGAGGTAAACCAATGACAAAATCACAAGTGATTAAGGTTTTAAAATATGGTTTATCTAAAGGATATACAAACACCGGACAGTTTACCGATGATGAGGTTGATGAAATACTAAAAGATAAAATATCCGCTCCTGGATAACCTCCCTGATGTCTTAGGGAGTGAAGGATATATGGTTTAGCGACTTAAAGCAGAGGGGCGGGGTGCAATATAGATTTGGTCGGAATCTGCACTTATTCATGCTGCCAATATATTCCAAGACTGACCCCGATAATTCGGGAAAATAGACATATAGCTCAATTGGTAGAGCGGCGTTGTATCCGGCGCGGCGAGGTGCTGCAGACTTACTTAATCTGTGAAAAGTGCATCCATCCAAAGCAAAGAAGTTTGTTTTGGTGTTCAGGTTCGAATCCTGGTATGTCTACAACTATACATAAAAAAATCGATTATGATAATAGACAGCCCACATAAAGAATTAACAGCCAAACAACGGATTGAAATATCTGTTAAAAAACAACAGGAAAGCGAATATAAGCTCAAAGGCAGGATGAGGTTAAAGCCAGGATTAACACTTTGGTCATTCAACTGGCAAACTATGGAGCTGAAAAAGGCTGATATCATCACCTGTGAATCGATTGATTTTGAAACCAAAATGCCACGCGAAAATAAAAAAGTTAACATGGACATGAAATGTTACTATTTCCAGGCACTTAACCAGCGAACGGCTGTTGGGAAAATTAATAAAATGATTTTCGGGTCTATTGGGGTGCGCGATTTTTTCAGGATTGAAAATAAACAGGTAATTGCCAAAGGCTTATGAAAAAGGATGCTTTTTATTTTCCGCACGACAGTAATGCAAAAGATGACCCTAAATGCATTCTAATGGTTGAGGCAATGGGCTTGGAGGCGTACGGAATATTCTGGGTTTTGGTTGAAATACTCAGGGAGCAGCCAGATTATTGTTACCCCATTTCGTTGCTTCCTGCTATAAGCAGACGCTATAACACACAATTCGATAAAGTAAAAAGAGTGGTTACAGAATTCGGGCTTTTTGATATCAAAGATGACCAGTTTTTTTATAGTCCTGCTTTGAATGCAAGAATGATACCATTACAAGACAAACGAGAGAAAATGAGAGAGTTAGCGCAAAAAAGATGGGGTAAAAACAATGATGCGTACGCATTGCAAACGCATAACGAAGGCAATGCAAATGAAATGCAAGAGGAAAGCGAAAGCAATGCAGAGGCATTACATGAGCAAAGCGAAGGCAATGCAAGTAAAGTAAAGAAAAGTAAAGTAGAGTATAGTAAAGTAAAGAAAAGTAAAGAAGAAAAAAGTAATAATAGTAAAACCGGAAAACACTTGTTTTCCTCCTCCCCCTATTTTGATTTTGAATTTTTTAAAAAATCATTGGATGGGAAATTTCAAAACCTGGATTTGGAATACTACTACGAAGTTGCTAAAAACTACTCAGAAAGTAAGAAAGCCATGTATGCCGACTGGCTGGCAGCCATTCGCAACTGGATGCTTCGAGATATGAAAGATGGAAAAGCACTCATTTTTAAAGCAAGTTTAAGTCCAGACGAACAAAAGGCAGCCAGGATGAAAAAAATTGAAGAAACCTATAAAAAATTAAACGATGGAAATCAGGCACATTGAAAGAAATGAGTTTATTGTGAAAGTGTCAGGACTTTGCGAAATTATCAGTCTGACTTATGCCATTAGTGAGGCATCTCCTGAGTTTATTGCCTACTTTGCCAACGTGCTTAAAAAACATTATGGCTATCTCACTTTTGAGCAGCTTGAAAGTGCCTATGAATACAACAGTCTTGGTTATTTGAATGCCTATTTACCATCAAATGGTTTTTCTAAGGACAATAAAATCAAAGGCTTTAATATCCCTGACATGACCAAGGTAATTAAGGCTTATGCCGAATTAAAAAAAATTGAGCGTCCCGGAATAGTAAAAAATGATGAGGTAAGCGATGAGCAAAAAAACCAAATCAGACAGGCATGGTGCAATGAATTATTGAAAGTATTTGATTTATATGCCAATGAATTTGAGCGTACAAACATTGGCACACCCGTTTACACTTGCGAAGTACTTGCAAAATGCGGACTGATAGAACCGGCCCGCATTGACAAGAAAGAAAAGCGAATTAACATTTCGATGAAAGGAGACAAAAAACGTCACCTGAGAAATGAAGAATTAATCTATGAAACATTTGATATGATACTCGCCAAAGGCGAATTGCTTGCGCCTTATTTACAAGATTATATAAATGAGTTTAACAAGGTAGAAATGCCATATTGATGAAATCTATGTCACAATCAAAGATTGAATGGACAGAACAAACTTTAAATCCCATCATTGGCTGTAAAAAAATAAGTCCAGGCTGTAAAAATTGTTATGCCGAAACTATGGCAAACAGGCTGTCTAAAATTAAAATAACCAAAAGATATGCTCATGTTATTACTGATGGAAAATGGAATGGATTAACAAGTTATCAGTTTGAAGGTATTTTCGAAATGGTACAATATAGAAAAAAACCAACAATGTATTTTATGCCTTCAATGGGTGACTTCTTTTACGAAAATGTTTCTTTTTGGTGGCTTGATGAAATTTTTGAGCAGGTCAAAAAATGTCCCCAACATACTTTTCAAATTTTAACAAAAAGACCTGAGAGAATGCTTCAATACTTTACTAGACATATTTTTCCTCCTGTTAATGTTTGGTTGGGAGTAACTGCAGAAAATCAAAAATATCTAGAAGAAAGATGGAGTTATTTAAGCAATATTCCAGCAAAAGTTAAATTTATTAGTTACGAACCGGCTCTTGGACCTATTGATATTGAAAAACTTGAAACTAAACCTGACTGGATTATATGTGGAGGTGAAAGCGGTCACAATGCAAGACCAATGCACCCTGATTGGGTACGTTCACTGCGAGACCAATGTGAATCAGCAAACGTTCCTTTCTTCTTTAAGCAATGGGGTGAGTGGTCACCTAGCCCTAAATATGATGCATGGAATTGTAAATCATTTTATTTTGAAGATGGTAAAACAATGTACAAAATAGGTAAAAAGTTATCTGGTAGCAAATTATACGGAAAAGAGTACAAACAATTTCCAATTACAAATGACTAATTTCTAATACCATGGAAAACATCAAACAAATTGAAAAAGAAAAGCTGGCAAAAGCCAGGCGCGAAAAGATAAGAGTGTTTGTGATTACTTTTTTAATTGCATCACTGGTACTTAACTATGCCATTATTTTTATAATGGACAGTATTGAATTTACACCTGCCTTTGATACAAAATTTTCGATAGTGGTATTTATTGAGGTTGTATCTGCAGTGGTGGGTTATTCATTTGTAAAAAACAGTTAAAATGGCACGCAAAGCAGTATTGATAAAATGCTCCCAGGGGGTTGGGATGGTTTACCGCGATGATGATCGCGAAGGTGAAAAGCTAAAAGTACACCTGGTTGATGACAATTGCGAACCCATTAAGGACGAAAACGGAAAAGAAAAAAGGATATTGGTACATCCTGATGAGGTGACGGTTTATGGATTTATTGACTGATGCTATGAGTGGAATTTACGGACCTAATGACAACTATCGCGAAAGCGAACTTGATGATCATCTGGAAAGCATGGACAATGATGAGGTAACATGCCCGGAATGTGGCAGTGATGATATTGTTTTTGTTGATGACAATATCAAGTTTTGTGTTGATTGTGAATTTAGCTGGTATTAAAATGGAAATTACAATTAAACCACGCGGGGAATTGTCGTTTGATATTCCGAATGATGAGATTATTGAAGAAATTAACCTGATGCCATTAACAAAGAAATGGGGATTTGTGGCGGAGTTGCTCAATGAAATAAATCTAACAGACAAACAGAATTTAACTGATGAGCAGACAGCTATTATTCTTGATTTTTTGAGACGTACTTATGAATTATACTCAGGTAAATTACTAACAATTTAAGATATGGATATAGTCAATAATACAAAAAAAAAGACAAATTTACTTTATAGTCTATCAGCAATTTTTAATTCAGGCAAATGGAGTAAATGGATTGATGTCGGATGTTATGAAGTAAGTGGATATTATTTTCTAATGCAGATGCAATTTCATTTAACCACTAATAAGAAAAGATTTAGGCGTGCAAAAATGGGGTGGGTTAATGATTACATGAGTAAACCAGAGATATTCGAGCAAACTAAAAAGTATAATGCTCATTAGTTTTATTGTAAAAATACTGATGATATGAAATCCAGAAAGGGACAATTCAAAAAAGGGCATATTCCATGGAATAAAGGAAAAAAGACAGCCGGGGGCTTTTCGGGTAATGTTTCAAAAGAGCAGGTTTTGGAATACCTTGAAGAAAAAGGGATAAACGACGGCACTGATGCTATTTTGGTTGATGAGTTATTTGATAATATCAAGCTGGCTAACCGGTTAAAAAAAGAACTGAAAGGTGATTTAATTGTGACAACCAGGCAAGGCCAAAAGTTAAATCCTGCAGTTGATGGCTATTCAAAAGTATTACGAAACATTACCGCAATATGCACCAAGTTGGGAATGACTGTACAGGACCGGCAAAAATTAAAGCTAGTTGTAAAGGATGATGATGAATTGAGTGATTTTGATTAAAATTTATACTATGGCAAAAATTAAAAAAGTAGAATACAAATTTAAAGGAAAAGTTTTTAAAACTCAGTACTTGTTTTGGTGCAATGGTTGTGGGCATGAGCACGCTTTTGTATTAAGAAGTCAAGGCGGGCATCATGATTTTAATATGAATCTGGAAAATCCTACTGTAAGTCCATCATTGCTACATGATTTTATCCCCGGTAAACGATGTCATTCATTTATAAAAGACGGCAAAATTCAATATCTATCTGATTGTCATCATGATTTAGCTGGACAAACTATTGAATTACCTGATTATCCTGAAAAGTAATAATTAAAAAATATTATATATGGAGCCAATAAAATTTAAACATCAAAACATAGTTTTTGCAGAAAATCAGCCTGAATATAAGCCTTTGCCTGCTTTAAAAATTGAAGGTAAAGAAGGTGTCGTTATTTCATGTTGGGGCTTATCGTTTAAAGAACGTGTAAAAGTTCTTTTTACCGGTAAGGTTTGGCTAAGTCTATGGTCATTTAATGAACCATTAACACCAAGTTATATGGCTATTGACAGGAAAGAAATTTATTCTCATACAGATGATAATAAACCATGGTTTAAAAGGCTATTTAATTTGAAATAATTGAATTACATCGAACACCAACGCCAAAAGGCGCAGCAATATATTGAGGGGGTTGAATCGGGTAAGATAGTTGCAAACCGCTGGATAAAACTTGCGGTAAAACGTTACCTAAAAGATTTAAAGCGCAAAGATTTGGTGCAGGACCAGGCAAAGGTTGACAGGGTGTTTAAGTTCTTTAGCATGTTGAGAGTTAAGCGGGGTAAAAAATACCAGCAATTTGAATTTGAATTGTACCAGGCTTTTATCATTCAGTGTTTGTTTTTGTTTTATTACACCGATGGCCGCAGGCGTTTTACTTATTTTTTCCTGTTTGTGGCCCGTAAGAATGGGAAAACAGTTTTTGCCGTTTGTTTAAATTTATACTTTTTAATTGCAGACAAAGAGGTTGACCCACAAGTGCTTTTGCTGGCATCAACACGCGAGCAGGCATCAATTGCGTTGGAATATGCAAAAAATATCATCAGGAATTCGCCCGCACTTAATAAGGCGGTGAAATCTCAGAAATACAAAATAGTTTACAACAGGGGTGAAAGCTCAGGATTTATGAAAACACTAGCAAGCAAATCAAATACATTGGACGGCTACAACCCGCACAGCGCTATACTTGATGAGGTGCACAGTTACCCGGATGATTCACTATTTAATGTGATTAAGTCAGGAATAATTGAGCGCGAAAACCCGGTTGTGTCCCTGATATCAACAGCCGGTTTTGTATTGGATTCGCTGTGCAATGACCTGGTGGAAACCTCAAAAAATATCCTGAAAGGAACCGTAAAAGATGATTCATTTCTAGCCTTGCTTTATACGCTGGATGACAAAGATGACTGGAATGAGGAAAAAAACTGGGTAAAAGCTAATCCTACATTAGGCAGCCTTTTAAAAGTTGAAAAGTTAAGAATTGAGTATAATCAAACACAGATAAGACCTTCCACAAAGCCAAATTTTAAGACCAAAAACCTCAATATTTTTGTTGAAAGTTCTGATGCCTGGATTGAGGAAGATATTATCGCGAAAGTTTACCGTGATGTGGGCATTGATTTAGCAGGCCGTAAATGTTATGGAGGTATTGACCTTTCCAGCACTAAAGACTTAACCGCATTTACCCTTGTTTTTGAAATTGATGAGGTATTTTACCAAATCACTTTCTTTTTCCTGCCTGATAATCCTGAAAAAAAACTACGTAAGGGCGGAGTTGATTTGCAATTGTGGATTGAGACCGGTCATATTATCGAAAGCAAAACTAAAACTATTGATTATGACCTGATTTACCAGACAATTGAGAATTGTTCGAAGTTGTATGATATTGTTTCGATTGCTTATGACCCTTTTAACAGTGCTTTGCTGGTTCCAAAGATTGAAGATTTAGGCATCACCTGTAATGCTTTTAAGCAAACAGCGTTGCATTTTAATTTTCCCTTAAAGTTTTTGGAAAAAATGATATACGAACAAAGAATGATTTTAGGAATTAATCCGGTGATGAGGTGGAATTTTAGGAATGTTGTTTTATATGTGGATGGCAACGGAAACATTAAGATTGTGAAAAATAAAAGTCTTGATTCTGTTGACGGGGTTGTATCGCTGGCTATGGCAATAGGTGAATGGATAGCTGAAAATCTGGATGCTGAAAAGGCAAATATTGAGGCTTATTTGAATATGTAAAACCTAAGCAGATGGGTTAAATTATCTGTATAATTTAATATATAATAACAATGGGAAATTTTAGAATTGTAATTGATGCTGTCGGAGGTCATGGCGTTGACAGAGAAAAAAAGGATGGTGAAATAGTAAATCACTTTGCTGAAGGAATGCAATCGCCTGATGCAATGGCAAAGCAAATTGTCAATTATCTGCAGGCAAATGGCATAAGTCCTGAATCTGCCAAATTAATACACTGGCCAGGTGAAGAAAGTGAAATCACCGATGATCTTTTGACAGGAATTCGAAAAGGTAACTTTTAAGTCTGTAACAACTGCCAACAAGGGTTTGAATTATTATACTCTTGTTGGCTAATTATTTTAAAATGAAAAAACTCCTTTCAATATTAATGCTTATAATGATTATTGCCTGCAGTAAGCCAGAGCCTGTTGAACCTGGTTACAATGCAGAGGTAATCAGTTATGATGGCCGCAAATGTTATTGTCTTTATGGTTGGATGATAGTAATGGGAAACGATACCATTCTTTCAACCAGTGACTATTTGCGCCAAAAAGTGGGCTATGATATTGTTGAACCTGTAAAAGTAAACATTCAGATAGTTGAGCAGGATGATTTTTGCAAGTATAAGTATTGTGAAGTGATTGAAAAAACTTACATTAGTGATAATTATTAAAATAAGTTATTTATTATGGGAAAATTTATACAAACAGAAATTGGCTTAAAAAGAACCCCTCCTAAGCCTATAAAAGATGAAAAAACAGGAAATATATTAAAAATCGAGGAGGAAACTTTGACTGTAACTTTAAAGTATATTGGTTATGGAGATACAACTAATATTACTGATGAGCAATTAATGGACAAGTTTATTGAGTTATTTGAAACTGAAATTTCATAGAGCGAAATTTACTAATTAAACTTATTAACAATTGAAATAACCACCTACAATTCTCTACATCTTGTTATTTGTGTGCGAAAGGACTTAGTTTTAAAAATTAAGTCCTTTCTTGTATATGTATTATTGAATTGTAATGCATGTTTATTTAGCAGTATTTCAGTAAATTACTGTTAATAACTACCTCTTAAAAAACCCCTTCAATTCATTCGGCATTTGTCTTTATAAGAAAAAAAGGCAAATGTCGATATTCTCAAAATTCAAAAGTGCTTTTTCGACCGTTTTTACAACGGATAAAGAATATATTACGAATTACATTACTAAGATAATAGGGAAAAATGGATTCGATAATAAAAAAGCATTGGCCATTAGCACGGTTTATACCTGTATTGATATTCTATCGAAAACACTTGCGAAACTTCCCAGAGAAGTATTTGAGACAGATGTCTCAGGCGGTAAACTAAAGGATAAAAGCGATTACCGCTATGAATTGCTGCATGACAATCCAAACAATTACACTACCTCATTTAGTTTCTTCAATGCAATAGAGGCTAATCGAAATTTAAGAGGTAACGGGTTTGCACGCATTCATCGTAATAATCATGGACAGGCTTACAGTCTGGAAATTATCAAACCAAGCAGGATTGTTGATTACAAAATCGTAAACGGCAATCTTTATTACGCTTTTGTCAATGACAATGGAGACATAGAGGCCATTTCATCAAATGACATGCTGCATTTTAAAATGCTGACCATTGATGGGATTTGGGGAATAAATCCCATTGAGGCTTTGCGTCTTAATCTTTCCACAACCTGGAAAGGTATGAATACCATTGACAATTTTTATGATAACAATGCAGTTTCGCCAAAAGCTTTAAAATCAACCGTAGCCGGCGCCAATCAAAAAGCCATTTTGGAGGCATTACAAAAGTTCCAAAAAGAATATGCCGGCTCATTAAATGCAGGGCAGTTGATGCCTTTACCTCCTAATACAGAAATACAGGAATTGAGCCTTAACATGGCAGATGCCGAATTTATCAGCACTATCAAGTTTAATGCAAATCAGATTGCCGGTGTTTTTGGAATTCCTCCGCACATGGTTGGGAATACCGAAACCAGCAAATACAATAATGTGGAGCAAATGACAATTGGTTTTAAAAGTGATACCATTTCTCCCATTGCAAAAATGTACAAGGAGGAATTCAGGCTTAAATTATTGACTCCACAGGAAAAAAGGCAAGGCAAAGACATTGAATTAAACCTGATGGCCATGATTGAAACAGACCACAAAACAAGGATGGAAGGTTATAAAACACTTTCGCAGATTGGGGCCATTTCTCCAAACAAAATAGCACAAATTGAGAACCTGCCCACTGATGAGAATGGGGATGTGAGATTGATTCCTATGAATATGATGACTTTGGATAAACTTAAAAATAACAGCAATGTCAAAAGCTAAAGAAAAATACAATGATGGTCGCGAAATTCGCACAATATCATCTGAACATCGTGCCCAGGAGGTTGACGGTAAAAAATCAATAACAGGGTATGCCATTTTGTTTGAGCACGAAAGCCGTGTTATTTATGATTGGCGCGAAGGTTACTTTGTTGAAAAAATTGCACATGGTGCACTAGATGAGGTAATGTCGGACCCTAACCTTGATGTAATTATTACACCGAATCATCAATTTGATAAAGTAATGGGTAGAACATTATCAAAAACACTATTACTTGAAGTTGATGAAAAAGGTTTAAAATATACCATTCCTGAGGTTCCAAACATATCATATGCACTTGATATGTATGAGAGCATTAAACGCGGAGACACTTTTGAAAGTTCATTTACTTTCTGGGTTGACGAAAGCGGCGAGACCTGGTCGGAAAAATCGGACGGGATAAAGTTACGTACGATAACCAAAATCAGGAAACTCAAAGAGGTCAGTCCGGTAACTGATGGAGCTTATTCCAATACGGAAGTTGCAGCGCGTTCAATGCAAAAGGCTTTTCCTGAGACAACGGATGAGCCAATTGAAACCAATCATTTGAGACAAAGAAAGTTAGAATTACTAAAATTAAAGAGAAAATGAAAAAATCAGACGAATTAAAACAAAAACGTTTGCAAGCCTGGGAAGCAATGCGGGCAATAGATGAAAAAGCAAATGGAGAAAAAAGAGCACTTACAGCAGAGGAACAAGCTGACTGGGACAAAAGGGCCAAAGAAATTGAAGATTTGGACAAGGAAATTGATATTGCTGAAAAAAGAGAAGCACTTGAGGAAAGATTTGTTGGTCAACAATTCAAAAAAAATCCCACAAAAACTCCTGAGGAAAAGTTAGTTGAAAAAATTGACTATTTCAAAGCTATCAGGGAGGCATCTACAGGCAGCTTAACAGGTGCAGAAAAGGAACTTCATGAGGAAGGTTTGAAGGAGTATAAGCGTTCGAATATTACAGCGTCTCCAAACTCAATTATTTTCCCTGCCTCTATGTATGATATTAAACGGGCCGTTGTCAATAAACGTGCCTATGCAGAGGTTGACACGACAGCCGGTGCAGGATTTATCCCTACAGATGTGGCAAATTCGTTAAATATTGTGCGTACACCGAATATCATGGATAAGTTGGGTGTAACTGTTTACGAAGGATTAGAGGGAAATTTAAAATTGCCTAAAATGGCACAATTAAATGCCGCTTTTGTAGCTGAAAAGGCAAGCGTTGATACTGCAGGTAATACTCCTGGAAGCGCAAGTTTAGCACCAAGGCGTGTTGGTTCAGGCGATAATTTCTCAAAAGAATTGTTTAGTCAAACATCACCATCAATTCAAAACGGAATTATGACTGATTTCATTGATGCAATTTGGAGAGCAATTCAAAAAGATGGATTTCAGGCAGTTGCAGCCGGTGGAACTATCCTGAGTGGTTACGCTATTACTGACACAGTGGCCGCGCTTGACCATGCAGCCATTTTGGCAATGGAATCAGGAATTGAAACTGATTATGACGGATTGGCCTACTTGATGTCACCAAAACAAAGAGCAAAATTAAAAGCTTTGGTAATTGGTGGTGCCGGTTCTGGAAGATTTGCCTGGGAAAACAATAACGTTAACGGATACGATGCCTATGCAAGTAATTCAATAGCTGCAACCAATGGTGGGTCTACAAATACGGCTTATGATGTTGTATTTGGAATGTGGCGCGCTCTTGTTGTTGGTTTGTGGGGCGGTATGGAGCTTATTGTCGACCCTTATACAGCAGCTAAACAAGGTGAATATGTGATTACTGCCAATGCTTTGGCTGATACAGCCGTTGCAAATGCCTTAAGTTTTGCAGTAATAAGAAACGCAGATATTTAATTTTTGAGAGGGTAGCAATACCCTCATAATCTTTTTCAAAAATGGCACTGACTAAAGTAAAAAGTGATTATATCATAACTCTTGATGAGGTAAAAGAGCATTTAAACATTGATGCTGATTTTACCGATAAGGATGCATATTTAATGCAATTGGTGAAAGCAGCGGTGGGATTTGCTGAGAATTTCATCGAAAAAGATATTGCATTAACCACTAATACTTTGGTCAAAAGGAAATTTACCGGATACATTATTGAAGTGGGCGAGGGTAATGTGTCCTCAATTACTTCAATTAAGGACGGAAGCGGCTCAGACCTGGGATATTCAGACAATGAGGTGGAATACTATGACAGTGATTTTAAAGTAACACTCAATGAGAGTGTTAGCAGTGAAACCACAATGACTATGGTATTCGTTACTGGCTTTACGGCTCAGACATGTCCTGCACAAATAAAGCAGGCCGTTTTAATTAAGGTAGCCGATTTATATGATGTGGACCGGTCTGACTATCATTTTCTGACTATTGGCAAAGGAAAAGCATTTGAAAGTTTCCTTGATTATTACGTAGCAAAAAGGACCAGATATATACCTAACTGATGATTTCGGCATTATTAAATGAGCAGATTGCTATTGAGGTAGAAACAACCTCTAAAAATGGTGTGGGGACTCCCATTGAGACTTATGTGCATTTAAAATACACTTATGCCTCGGTAAAATATACCAAAGGCGATACTGAATTTAGGGAGGCCGCAATGCCTTACACAGATACAGAATTTTCAGTGAGGTATGATTCAAGGCTTAACTATAAATGCCGTGTTCTTTTTAATGGTGAGTATTACAAGATATTACACATTGAAAAGATAGGCAGAAAAGACGGTTTGCGATTGAAAACGATTAAGTGGGATGAGTGAAAACTTTAAGATTGATGGATTAAGAGAGGTTTATGCGTTGCTTGATGATTTATCGGCCATAGAAAAGCGAAAAATACTGCTTGGAGCCATGAAGAAAACGGCAAACAGGCATATTAAAAAAAACCTTGAATCTGCCAATATTCACAAGTCAAGCAAAAGTCGAAAATCAAAACCTTTTGTTACGGTAAACAATCCCAAAAACAAGTTGGGAATTTTATCGGGGGTGTCCAGTAAATTTTTTCATTACAGGTTCATTGAATTTGGTACAAAGCAACGATACACAAAAGCATTTAAGACAAAAACAACTTATCTGCTCGGTAAAAAAGTAAAATCTAAAAAGAAAAAAAAATCTGCTTATCGTGGTGTAATGAGAGCGAGGCCATTTATGAAAAAGATCATTGATGATAATCTGGACAATGTAATTGACTATTTCGCCAGTGATTTCGGAATGGAAGTTAAAAAACGTCTGGACCGATTGGCAAAGAAAAAGAAGTAAAATTTTAATATAAAAAAAAATGGCATTAATAGGAGACAGAGTATTAGATAACGGACTTGGTGTTTTGAATTCTGAGGCAAATGAGATAGTCATTTGTTCACAGGAGCCAACAACATACACAGAGGCCCATACAACCTATAAATTAGGGACAAAATCCAGTCCGACCATTGCAGCCCCTTCGGACAGGACAGGAGGCGGGCGCGAGGCGGTTGCGGCTGCAATTAGTGACGGAAGTGTTGAAGCAACGGGCACATCCACTCATTTTGCTATTACTGACACAGTAAATTCAAGATTACTAGCTGTGGGAGCATTGTCAAGTTCTCAGGCGGTTACAAGTGGCAACACTTTTTCGTTAACCAGTTTTAGCGTTGGAATTCCTGACCCTGCATAATTTGTGAATTATGGATGAATTAGTAGCTGAAAATATTGTTTGTGGAAATGTAGCGATTAAAGATTGTGATTTACAATTGTCAATTGCTATGCTGTTTTACAATCTGCTTAATGCCAATACTGATTTAAGCGGGTTGTTTGATGGCTTTTACTATCTGATGGCTCCTGATAATGTTTCGCCTGATAGTACAATGCTTATTTATTCAATTGATTTGATTGATAGTTGGGATGTGATAGGCAGAAACAATGTGATGGATATATACGATTTAAATATCAATATTTTCGCTGCTGATACCTCCGAAATTGACATTTTGGTGAAAGCTGTGCGCACTTTCCTTGATAATTATTCTGACTCACATTTTAAGGATATCAATTTAGAAACGGGTGGGCTTGATAATGAAGGTGAGCGCGAGCAGTTTATGTACAATTTGAATTATAAAATAACTTTTAAAGAGTAATACGATGGCTTTAGAACCTAAATTATCGAAACAACTTACATTGTCAATTGATGGTGATGTGATAGGGTTTGCCACTGATTTTGACCTTGAAGTAAATAAGGAGGTGATTGATATTACCACTTTGTCGGCTGCAGGATGGAAAGAATTTTTGGTTGACCTGAAAGAATGGAAAATATCCTATTCCGGTTTAGTTACCAGAGGTACACCCGGCACAAATGAAATAGGCAGCGAGGGACTTTTATCCAGTTTTATAGGCAGTGATGCTGCGGTTGCAATTATTTTAAAAACCTCAACTACTGGCGACCAGTACGTGACTGGAAATGCTTTTATACTTTCTCATAAAGAAAGTGGTAAAGTGAATGATAAAATGACTTTCTCAGGAGAGTTACAGGGAACCGGGGCTTTAACATTGGCAAACGTAGTGTAATATGATTAAGCATTTACAATACCAGGGGCAGGATTTGCCCCTTAGAATTTCTTTTTATGCTTTGGCACATTGTAAAGAAGAATTGGGAAAAGATATTACGGAAAGTTTCGAGTTTGAAAATCTTGAACCGTTGCTTTTTCATTCATTGGTAGCTGGACATAAATTTGAAAAAAAACAAATGCCTTTTGAAAGGGATGAGGTTGAATTTGTGCTGGATGAATGTTTGTCGGATTTTATCAAAATGATTCCTGAGTTTTTTGCTGAAATAAAATTTAAGGATATGAATCCGACTGATGAGGTAAAAAAAAAGGAATAGATTACAATGAGCAGGCTGGAATTGCAATTGCAAGATTGAAAATGACAGCCGCTCAGTTTTACGACCTCACACCAATAGAATTTGATTTTGCATTGCAGGAATATAACAAGATTCAGGAAGAAAGGGAAAAGTTTGAACTGGAAAAGATGAGGTTACAAACCTTATACCTGGTTAATGTTCATTTGAAAAACACAATTAATGATGTACGCAAACTGATGCCTTTTACCTGGGATAAATTTGAGGTGTATGTGCCCACAGAAATTGAGTGGGATGAATTACAAAAACTCGCTGACAAGATATGGCAAAAACAATCACAGAATTAACACTTGATTTAAATGCAAATGTGGCCTCTTTAAAAAAGGATTTGGCCGCTGCAAAAAATCAATTGGGAAGTTTTCAGAAAGGAGTTAAAAGCATTGGCGACTCTATTAAAGGGGCTTTTGCTGTTGGTGCTATTGTGGCAGCCGGTAAGGCTATTTTTGATTTTGGAAAAGAAGCTTTAGAACTTGGCGGGCAGTTAAAAGGTGTAAAGTCTGCTTTTGATGCTATGAATCAGCCTGATTTATTAAACCAGATGCGCGAGGCCACCAAAGGCACGGTTTCAGACCTTGAATTGATGAAAAATGCCGTAAAAGCCAACGAGTTTAACATTCCTGTTGAAAAAATGGCTACTATGATGCAGTTTGCAAGTATGCAGGCGCAAAAGATGGGTGGGTCGGTTGATTACATGGTAGATTCTATCACAACCGGTTTAGCAAGGGGCTCATTGCCAATATTGGATAACCTTGGTTTATCTGCTAAAGAGTTACAGGCAGAAATGAAAAAAACAGGTAATGTAACTGATGCAGCGTTTAATGTTATCAATAAGAAAATTGCAGCAACCGGCGGACTTGTTGAGACCGGGGCCATGGTTACTGCAAAATGGTCAGCAAGATGGCAAAACATGAAAGCTGATATCGGTGTGTTGATTGACAATGTGCTGGTAAAGATTTCACCAATTTTGGAAGATATTCGCGCCTGGTTTATTAATTTATGGCAAACCTCTGCACAATTTGTAGTTGACACTTACAACGGTTGGGTTGACCTGTATAATAAAAGCATGGTTTTTAGAATGGGTATTGAGTGGATTGCCTTTCAATTTAAGGCTATGTGGTCCACTGCAAAGCTTGTTTTTAACATGCTTGTGGATTCATTCAAAGACATTGGCCGGCAAATAGCCTATGTTTTCAACCCAAATAACTGGGGCAAAGGGTTCATGACCGGTTTGCAAAAAATTCAACAGGAAGGCGCTGCAGAATTTAAAAAAGACATTCAAACCTTTGGCAGTGAGATAGGCACAGCCTTTATGGATGGCATTGATAATGTAGCCAATGGGCAAAAATCACATATTAGTCTTGATAATATGCTACTTGGACAAAGTCTTGCCGGGGCAAAACAACAAGCAACTAAAATGGGTGAGGAAATTAAGCAGGCTATTGTAAAACCATTGAAAAGTATTAAAGAAGAAATCAAAACTGAAAATGAGGATATATTCTCGTTTAACGAATTAGCCGCAGAGATTTATAATGATTCTCAAAAAATTGTGGATGTTATGCAGGTTACAAAGCAATCATTAATGGATGGAACCAATGAATTAAAATCATTTGTTAATGATAGTATTAGTTATTTCGCTGAAAGTATTGGAAAGACAATGGCCGGAGCGGGTGAGGGGCTTGCTGGTATTTTGCGTGGATTCTTAAATATTATTCTTGATTTTGGGACAAATTTAGGAAAACAATTGATTGCGCTTGGTACAGCTTCGCTAGCACTAAAGGCAATGTTTAGTAATCCATTTACGGCAATTGCTGCCGGTATAGGTTTAATTGCCTTAATGGCTAGTATTAGGGCACTTGTTAATAAAGGCGGACCGAAGTTCGCAAATGGTGGAATTGTTCCTGGATTATCGTTTTCAGGCGACCGTGTGCCAATACTTGCAAATTCAGGAGAAATGGTTTTAAATGCTACGCAGCAAAGTAATTTATTTAAACAATTGAATGGCGGTAATAATAGATTTTCAGGCAGATTAGTGACAAAAATGTCTGGAAGCGATATATTATTTATAGTTGAACAGGAAAAAAGAAAGCAAAGTTATTCTTACTAATTATGGATGAGTTATTAGCCGAAAATATTGTTTGCGGGAATATTGTTATTGAAAGTAGTGATTTGCATTCAGTGAGTAGTAATGCAATGTATTATGGCAGGTTTAGAAATAATGATGGTTCAATTACTTATCGTGTTGAAATTATTAAAGAAGATTGGACCGGCGCTAATACAGAAATAGTTAATATGACTGATGAACCATTAGTCTATAAACATATAGATGTTGAAGGTACTCACATACAAGGCTCTGAGGTACAGTTTAAATTTATTGCTGATAGAGCAGATTACGCAGACTTTGATACTTTGACAGAGGGTGACGATTTTGAATATTGGATGAAAATATTTGATGAAAGCGATGACAGACTACCAGTTTGGTGGGGTTTTATCATTCCGTCACAAATTTCACGTTCTTATTTTGCCCCTCAATCAACTTACACTTTGGTTGCAACTGATTATTTGACAAAACTTAAAGACTTTACCTTACAAGATAAGGATGGAAATATACCACAAACAAGGAAAACAATATCTCAGGTTTTAGCGTGGTGTTTGAACAATCTTATTTATTCAAATGGCGCAGTTATTCAAAGTAGTGTAAAAGAAGCAAATATGGATTGGGGGCTTGCATTTGGGCGAGCCTACGTATTTCCAAAGATATTTCAAAAGACAAAAAACGGATTAATGGTTCCTGACAATGCATATGATGTATTAGACAATATTTTAAAAATGTTTAATAGTCGAATTTGTAGCCCATTAATGAGTAAAGATGATTTTCCGTCTGAAACAAATGGTAGGTTATGGATTAGTAATAGCGATGAGGTTATTTCACCGGCTTACGAAACAAGATATAGTAATAGTTATGATGGATTAGTTTCTTATAAAACCACAAATGATAATGACATATCTGTTAATATTGACAATTATAAGTTTGGAGTTGACTCAGAGTTAAGTAAAAAAGTCCCATTAAAATCGATGGAAATTTTAATGCATAATTATGATACTGGTGAAGAGGCTGATACAGTTGATTTTAGTATGATAACTACATTAACAATTTGGACAAGGCTTAATTTGACATATCTAACATTTTTAAACAATAGATATAATTTTCAAGTTGGAACATTAACAACAGGAACGTTAACTATTACAAATGCATTTAACATAACTAATGTCAATAATAATAAATATATAAATGTAAGTTTTACATTTCTGAATACTACGGCGTATGTTGCTCAATCAACTCCCACATTAAATGATATATCTAACGGAATATTTGTTTTTGTCAATATAATAAAAACTAGTTCAAGGCCTTATACAAGAACTGAATTTGTTACTAAATTAAATCAAGGTAGGCCAATAACATGGAAAAGTCCTAAAAATGAAGTTTTTAAAGTACATGAAAATGGAGGAGATTATAAAGTAGAGATATCTTTTGTAAATCCATCAAATTCACGAATAAAAACTTTTTCTCTCTGGGATGTAGCAATAAGTGTAGATTATGAGAATACAGACTCTATTGATAATGTAATTTTTGATTCACTATTTGCAGCCCAAGTACAAGATAACTTAGATGCGACTATTAAAATTGAAACTAAAATTGGTGATTCGGATGATGCAAGAAACGGATCTGCTATTACATTAGATGAAGCAGGTACAATTTTGACGTATGACTGGGCTAGATATGGTATAACAGAAAGCAAAAGATTACATGAATTAGTTTTCCAAAGTTATTTTAACAGATTTGGCGGAGACTCAAAACAATTAAGGTTATCAGTTTATGACCCTCAAAATACTATTGGGCTACATAAAAAAATTGATTTTGATGATAAATTTTATCAGATACTAGATATTGAAAAAAGTATAAAATCAGGTTGGGTGAGTTTAAGAATTCAGCAACTTTCAACATATGATGTTTCTTTTTCGTCTGAAAAATTATCAGTATCGCAGGTTGCATCAACAGTAAATGAAAATAGGGCAACTAAGGCACCTGACCCAGTAAGTCAATCTCATCAACATGAGAACTATACCAAAAGTGCAGCCGAAAATACTTTTGAAGCAAGCCAAACAATAATAGGTAGTTTGCTTTTAAATGATGCTAATACTGAGATTAAAGAGGGGACTAATAATTCAATAAGATTAAAGACAAATAATGGTTATGCGGATATCGGTGCTCAAAATTCGTCATATTGCCATATGTATACAGATATGCCATCGTGGTATTCGAATAAGGATATTAATGCAAGCGATTTTGTATTGACTTCTGATGAGCGATTTAAAATAAAAATTGGAGACGTGAAAGGGGTTTTAGATAAATTAATGAATCTTAATCCTATATTTTTTAAGTGGAATGAAAAAGCAAAATTAGTTGACAGGTATAAAGAAGGGAAAGATATAGGTTTAATTGCTCAGGAATTGGAAAAGGTTTTTCCTGAATTAGTGCATACAAACGATGATAAAATGCATTCAAAGGGTATAAGTTATTCAAAGTTAAGTATCGTTAACCTTGCGGCAATTCAGGAATTGTATAAGCTAGTTTTAAAATTAATAAAAGAAAAGTAATGGCACTTGGGAATACACCTACATTGCAAGAAATTAAGTTTGAATTAAGTTCAAGTAGTAATAAATTAACTGATTTCATTGATGAGGTTGGACAAACTGGAAATTTTAATAAGCAAAGTGATTTTGCAAATTATACAGTCAAATTAATATCAAATATTACAGAATTATATTTTAGTTATATAGGAGGAAGCCAAGCAGTATCAATAGAATGCATTCCAGTTGGATGGACTTTATATTCAAAACCAAAATGGATAACAATTTCACCTTCATCAAGCACATTAAGCCCGCAAAGTTTAATAGTAACTTCCGGTGAGAATTTAGGGCCCATAAGATTTGACAATCTAGTACTCAAACAAAATAACAGGGATATTTATGAATCTATTTATTGTCAACAAAATGGTTATATATAAAAATGGCATATCCTGTATATCAAAATAATGGAGGAATTGGGGCAGCTGCATCAACAGATACAGTTTCTATTCCCTTTCCCTCATCTATATCAGCTAATGATATATTAATAGCACAGGTTCTATGTGCTATTAATACTTCTTTTATTACTCCTAACGGTTGGACACTAATTATTCAGTCAAGTTATAGTACATCTCTTACAGTAGCCTTATTTTGGAAAAGAGCTACAGGGAGCGAGATTGGTTCTGAAACTTTTATTGCTGCTGATTCTTCAAATACTATTTCTGGTTTAATTTCAAGATATACCGGTTGTTTATTATCTGGTATACCTTATGAGGGCGATTCTCTATATATGGATTATAGTAATTCTTTTGTAAATAACGCTCTTATTACAACAAACAATGATAGATTGGGATTATTGTTATATCTTATTGGAGATGACATTTATCCTAATACTTATCCTACAGAATATTCGAATGTATATCAATCGGCAGATGTTACTGGTAATGGTTCTGAACACAGTATCAGTATAGTTGATATTCCAACTGCTCAAACTATTCCATCTGGTAATGGTACTTATTCGCGAAGTAAATATTATGGCTCATTCGTTTGTGCATTAATTCCTAATACCTCAAGCGGTGATAATTTAACATCTACAAATATTGAGAGTGCATCACTATTAATATCATCAAGTGCAATAGTTCAAAATCATAGTTTAAATTCAGTAAATATTGAATCTGGTAATTCTATTATTAATGAGACTGCTATTAATCAATTACAGGCTTTAGAGTCCTCAAATGTAGAAACTTTAAACAGTGAAATAGGTCAACCATCAATAGGAAGCGACACAAATGATGAATTGAATTCAAGTAATATTGAAAGCCAGAATGTAATAATTGACACGCCAAATATTTCCCAAGTACATGATTTAAATGCTGAAATAATTGAAACAGCTAATGTAATTATAGCAGAGCCTAATATAATTACTGATTCTTTTGATGAGTTAGTTTCTGTAAATATATTGAGCGTTCAAACAGTAATTAGTAATTCAGAAATTGCTCAAAATAATAGGTTAATTTCGGGTGATATTGAAACTGAAATTACAACGGTTAGTAATTCATCTATAAGTCAGATTCACAGTTTAGAATTAAACTCAATTGAATCAGATTTACTGGTAATTAGTAATCCTAATTTGATGAATCCTAATGGAGAGAATATCACTGAAGAATGGATTGAGAATAGTTTGATAACAACAGAATGGACTGAGGACAGTGCTATAATTATTGATTTATCAGAGGATAGTATCATAACAACTGAGTGGATTGAGGACAGTGCTATAATTATTGATTTATCAGAGGATAGTATCATAACAACTGAGTGGATTGAGGACAGTATAATTAATTAATAGGACATTAAATTTACTAAAATGAGTAAAATATATAAAAACCAGACAAAGTTAAGGATTACCCGCAATGTAGGTATAGACTTAACTAATGGACAGTCTTTCAAAATTAAATTCATAAAGCCTGATAACTCGGAAGGTTTTTTCAATGCTGCTAAATTAGATAGTACACATATTTATTATGATGTAACTCAATCTAGTGATTTAGACCAGTCAGGGGTATGGAAATTTTGGGCTTTTGTAACTTTTGCTGATGGTACTTATGCAGCCGGAGAGCCAATAAAGAAAATAATTTACGATGAAGGTAATTAAAACAATTAGATATGAAAAAACAGAATGTAAGTGCAAAAAAGATAGAAATTTCAAAACCTACATTATCAAGTAATGAAGTGACTGAAACTATCAAAGGTAAGATAATAGTAATACAGTCTAGTAAGGAAGCGAATAAAGAAGCTGATTATATTATAAACAAGGACGGTTCTGTCATTGAAGGCAAAAAGAATAATGATAAGGTGATTATTTGTCTTGTAGGTGGTACAGAGATAACATGGACACCAATAGTTTCAATGATTAAAGTTATTGAGGGACTTAAAGAAAAAGGAGCTGGTAAGGTAGAAAGGTATGACGCATTCTATCCTGGCAAGATTAATCCTGAATTTAATCTAAGGCAAGCTTTAATCAAGTATAATGTCAGATAATGATTACTTCAATTGTTTACCATTCCTTGTCAAGTATCATCTAAGTTTAGAATTGTTTTCTGAGCAATTAGGCGCAGAGTATAGTAATGAGATACACAATGAAGAATCACTTATTATTAAGCGAACCAATGTATGTATAGTAGCAATGCTGCATACTAATTTAAAGCAATTTTTTTTAAATTATTTGATAAACAATAAAGGGAGGGGC